GCACTTCCGTAAATCATTCCACCAGCCACACCCAATTGATTACCATAATCAAAGGTCTTTTCAACCCACATAGGTGTACCCACATTAGCGAACAAACCAGCCTGTGATCCCATAAACAACGCCTGTGCTCCACGAACACTTGCTCCACCACCATCTGTAAAAGAAGTGATGTTTTCATGTTGGTGAATTACCACACCGTCCCAGATACCCAAAGCACCCTTGAACAGAGGATTACTATCCCCTCTCATCTGTGCTTCTCTCTGAGCCTGTTGCCAAGTAGAATCATTAAATAGGTCGTATGCCTGTTCTGGATGTACCAAGAGGACAAAATACTCGTTCCCCTCTACCCGAATTGGTCGTAACCTGTAATGACTCTGCGGTGCGAGTACAGCAAACTGCTTCAATGCTGATATATCTGCGAGAGTTATATCATCATTATCTGCAAGTGCCGCTTTAGCCGCCGCAAGACCAGTATATGTCCTTGAACTCGGCTCTACCGCACCAGCATCAGCACGAAGTAACAAAGTAGGACTTGCACTAAGATCAGTAAACATCTCAGTATCAATATACTCTGCCATCCAAGTTTTAAGAATAGATAAGGATTCCGATCTAAAATCGTGAAGATTCTTTGAATCATCGAACTTACCTGTGTTCCGAACAGCGTTACGAATCATTTCTGTCGTTACTGTGTCCGTATAGGTGCTCATTGCCTCTTCATTTCCTTCTAATGTACTGTCTCCAGTTATTCCGCTTCCAGAAAGGCGAGCCACTAAACCAAAAGTGATCTTTTTACCAGCATCACCATTTAACTCATTTTTGACCTGAATCATTGACTGAGGACTTGAGCCCATAAACTTCTTGAAATAAATCTCTTTGTTTACTTCGTGATAAAGTTCTTTTGCCCAACGATCAACTTGTAATCCAGATGCCCATTGTGATTGTGCCATTTTCTATCCCTCCTTTTAAGAAGTGCGAGATACAAAGTAATGTGCGTAAACTAAAAACTTACCCACACTATTCGCATTATTAAAAAGAACATCTATGGTATCCGCAGAAGAGAAATAATATCCTCCAGAATAAGTATCAGCACCTGTAGCGGCATTCAAACTATTATAAGAAAGCCCTGCTGTTGCATTACCATTCACACCATCTAAGAAACCATCAGCCGCACCACCTGTAATTCCAACATCTACTGTCAATGTCCCACCTGCGGCTGTTAAAACAGCCAAACCTACATTTGACACCATTGCACCTGCTGGTATTGATAATGCCTCCCATATATCCGAACTACCCATATTCTGAGAAGAACAATCTAAGACAGCACTAACAAACCCCATTGGAACTTCAAGAGCACCTTCAGCCATAGTCTTGTTTGCACTATAAGAAACTGTAGCCATAATTAACTCCTTTTATGCTTCGAGCAACGCCCTCTCCTTCACATCGTCAGGAAGTTTTCCCCATTCATCAAGTGTAAGACTGTCAAAGTCAATTTTCCCTGTCTTTGAACTTCCACCTGTTCCTGAAAGGGATTGCGGTATGTCAGCAACTTTTCCAAGTTCGCTTAATACCTCTTTCCTTCCCTCAGACTTAGCCTCAGAAACCTTATTCTGATGCTTTAAAATAAGAAAAGCGTGCTCAATGTTAGCAATTCCGTTTTCATCTCCGAAACGAGCAATATCCATCCATTGTTCATCTGTGATAGCAGGATTCTCTTCTTTTAACTGTACAACCTTATTCTTAAAAGAACTTTTCACCTTATTATCCTCAGTCCACCTGTCAAACATATTCTTCGCAATATTAGTAGCTTCTGACTTTATAAATGTCTTTACGGATGATGGATCATAAACATCATAATCATCATCAGCTATAGACACCTCTTCATCATTATTACTTAACAAAGACTGTTGTTCACGCAACTTATCGAACTCAGACTTAGTTTTGCGAAGATCGCCTAACTCTGTGGTCTGCCGACCATACAACGACTGAAGGTTCTCAACTGACTTGAAAACATCATCCATAGACTTATACTTAGTCTTGCCATAGGTGACACTTCCGTCATCTGCAACCTCATAAGGAACACTCGCTTCCTCTGTTTCGGTTTCTTGGTTCTCTGCATTGGGGGCTTCTGATGGTGATACAGAAGCAGTCTCCTTCTCCTTAGAAGTCTCTACTGCTTTATCTGCCTCACCAGACAATTCCTTATCCTCATCAATAAACTCAAAACCCATACTCCTCTCCTTTTCCTTATCTCCCTGTTAGGGAGGGGTTAGTAAGAAATATACTCTTGTGAATCTAAACGTCAAAATAGACTGTAAATTCACCCTTAAATTTAAATTACTGTGCGGTTTTAAACCACTACCAGCTTAATATTTATGAGATTTCTTTTTCTTATTGCTTGAACTATTACTGTTTGAGATCACTTTTGTGGTATCACCCTTACTGTCTTTCTTTGCGACAGGATAAGACATATTACCAACTGAAATCTCTCCAGTATGATGTTCTAATGTTTTAGGCATTTTTATCTCCTATTAATTAACTGCTGATTGATGGTCTGGTAGTGTAATCTATCCTGACACCGTACATATCCGCATCGCCACCTGCATCATCCGCAGATACATCTCTCCTGACATTCAAAAACAATATGTCTCCGTTTGAGCAGGCATCTGCTACAATACTATATGCACCTGTAACTTCAAGCACATCTGCTGTTCCGTTAGTGGTAGTCGCTGAACCTGCAACATCTGTAACTGCAACTCCCACATCTTCTCCAGTTGCACTTGATACATAGTCTATATCAAAACAGACTGTTCCGCTTGTCTCGACAGAAGAATAATAGATATATGCAGACATTGCTTTAGTTGTGTCCACATCATCTGGAATATAGATATTTGCACAGGCATTTTCATCCGAACTCGTATCATATGAGATAGCAGTTGGAATAGTTCCGCCTACAAGCACCTCTGTTGATGTCGGTTGTAGATTAAAATGTCCAGCAGGTATCCACAGACTTCCTGTTACTCTGTCAAGCAAAGTAACAAGATCACCCTGAGATGTTCCAGTTGGTGTTATTTTAGCCATAATTAACTCCTTGTTTATTTTGTTTAGGTTGGTTTTTCTGTTGCATCTCTACCATTTTCGCCATTTGTTCCCTCTGTGCAACCTGTTGAATCTTTTCAAGAATCTCATCCTTACTCTCCCAATCGCTATTCTCTATCATTGCAGGCAATAACGCCTCTGCATAAGCTGGGAGCATCTGTATCATCTTAGCCAATTCATTGAATTTCATCGCCTTTAATGTAGGTGATTGGTCACCTTTATCAAGTATTATATCATATTTTAAGCTCTTATTATACTTAAAATCTCCTATGAATTTGGTTATCATATCCTGCTCAACATCTTCAGACTCTAACCCTATGATCCTTCTTATTTGAGATTCTTCATAATACTGCTGTAAGTTAGAAACAATCATATTAAGCACTTTACGCTTTGTGCTGTCAAGATTGTCCAAAGCCTCTGACAAGGTAAGCATACCCTGCCTCATTCTTACATTACTTGCAAAACCGCTTTCTTTTGAGCTTGAGGCTATTCCCATTAACGGATCAGTTGCACCAGAGATTTCCTTTGCATCTATCTCAGACCTTGCCTCCATATTCTCTACAACATTAACAATAGGCAAGTGAGCCATTGACCACTGTTGCATCATATCACGCAATGAGCCATTAATCTTATTTACCCTTACCCATTCACCTGAAGATGATGCCCTTTTCATATCTTCTGCTCTTAGTCCCATCCTACCATCAAACACACCGCCACCTTTAGGTGTCCTGTTCAAGATATCAAGAGCTTGTGACCTTCTCTTGTTCTTCTCCCTCTGGGCATCCTTTAAATTCTCCACCATACCAAATGTCTCAATTCCGTCACCCATATCTTCATAATAATAAAAGTATGGAACAAGCGGAAATTCATTATGACTGTAAGGCATTTTAGCTTTCTTCTGCAATACCCTCGCACCAGAATAAAGAGTATTATGTATATGATTTGCAGATTTTCCAATTATATTAAATGAATCAGAAACCTCTGCTCCAAAATCGTCTGCACGCTGTTTAAAAACATTCTTAACCCTATCAATATTATCTTCAGCCTGCTTTTTACTTTTAAATGCCATTGGGAACATCTCTTTCGTATCAGAATTAATTACATAATATTCGTGAACAAACTCCCTCGTAAAAAACTCCACGACCTTTACCATCTTCTCATTAATGTACTCAGCAGGATTTACAATGTCACCTTGATGATATCTGCTTCCTGTCTCGTAAGATGTATCATCCGACTTATCCTCATAGTCAAGCTCTGGCAAACGAACCATATCCTTAACCTCTTTAACGTCATCCAACGCATCTGGAAACATTGACTTTAACTGACCTAAACTAAACCACTTTATCCTTGCCATCCTCTGCCACGTAGATGTATCCATATTATTAGCATCTGGATCAACATAAACATTAGCCCAAGATTCACGCTTAACAAATACCTCTGCACCAAAATCACTACCAACATCTATATAACAATCAACCCATCCCCTACCTGTAATAACACCATCCTTAAATACTCTTGAGAATACATTCTGTAACTTACCACCTCTATCTATATGATAAAGCAATGGCGTTATCAGGCTCGCTGTAGGCTCGTCTTCATAATCTACAGCCCTCGCCTTCCAATATGTCCTCTGCTGTCTCTCAAGACCTGCAACAAGATTAACCTTCGGCAATACAATATTCAACTGCAATGGAGGTCTGTTCTCATTCTGTAGCTCATCTAAATCCTCATCATACCATTGACCTGTACCCATACCTCCTGTGTAAAACTTTACACTCTCACTGGCAGAGTCCATCCAACCCTCATCATTAGCCTTCATTGCCTTTAAAATATCATCAAACTCTTTTATATCATTATATTCACTCATGTTGACATCCAACTGTTTTTACTGTTCTTTTTTCTTGCATTGAAAAATGCCTTGCCCCAAGTATCGCTTTTAGACTCAGGTAACTCTGCATCCATAACATGATGCACTAAATACCTGCAACAATCCAATGCGTGATCATTAACCTTCATAGGTTCTTCTGGCTTTTCCCTTGATTCAATTCCGTACCTCAACTCCTTCCACTTGTACTCCATAATCTCATCAATAAGAGGTTGCATAGCAGGTCTGTCGAAAAATACCATATCAACATGATCATTCCTGTCTGGCTCTAACTTCCCAGACATCCTGTCTATGCCAGCCCTCTTATCATTCTTAGCCATCAGCCAGAATATTCCGTATTCCTCCCACTCCCCAGCTATGGTGTTGCCGTCCCTCTCAGTTCTCATAATAGAAGGATCAGCAAGAAAAGTGTAGTAAATATTGGAATTAATCCTGTCATTTACCATCTCAGCTAAACTCTCAATTCTTGTCTCCGTCTGGTAAATTAAGTCGTAAATAAATATCTTACCCTCATTATCAGTAGCCGCAAATAATATTGCAGAAGGATTCTTATATCCATAATCATATATAATATAGTGATTCCACCAATCTGGTATGTTAAATGATGGTATTAAATGCATCTTCTCATCAAACATAGGATAAACCAAGCCAGCAAAATCATCCCACTTGCAATATACATAACGATTAACCCATTGTTGAGGATTGTCCAATAAAGTCTTTATATACTCATATGGCAAATGAGGGTTGTCAGAATACAGCCTGACATCATTCTGACTCTCTGGCGGAGGAACATTCTCCCTCCAAGTTTTACTCTCAACAAGATAGTATCCACCCTTTATATCCTTATTCTTCTTCTTTTTCCACTTCTTCCATACCCAATCGTGACCAGCAGGATTACAAGTGTGAAAATTCACCCTCGATGCGTTCTTACGCCTCAACTGACCTAATGCAGATTGATACGTTGCCTGTGGAACTTCCTCCAACTGGTCAAACGCAAACCAACCTAAATTCATACTCTTGATCCTCTGTATAGCATCTCTTGTATCATCCAATGCCATATATATAATCTTACTTCCATTAGCAAATTCAATAAGATGATCTTGAATACTGTGCCGCACTACCAAATTACCAGCAATATCTAATAACTGTATCAGCGTACTCTTCTTATACGCATCCAATACCTTCCTACCCATTAAACCTAAATTA